AAGTATGAAGGGCGAGAGACTATGCTGAGACGCCACAAGGATGGACGTCTAATCTGTGAAGTTGCTAAGTGGGAAGGGGACGCGGGTTTCGACGACTGGTTGGAAAAGAAAGACTTCTGGAAGATCATCTGTAACATCAATACTAATCTTGTTGAAGAAGAACGAGATTACTCTGAGTTCGACTCCCTTACACGATCTGTTCGGACCCCCGCTAACTCTGATGCGGGTTGGATGCTTAGAACTGGTGGCGTGTGGGTACGCTCCCCAGCATCTAATGTAGTTCGAGTCCTGAAGGCTGTGTCGCCTTCCTGTGACGAGAACAAGATCATGGGTACAGCTATTCTGAATCAGTGGACCTTGGTAAACATGCCCTTCCACGAGGAGCATCCAGGTGGTCGGTTATGGAACCTCGGTGCTGCACAGTTCAAGTATAAGCCCGCAGACACAGATGAGCCGAAACACCCGTACTGGGACAGAATCCTTAATCATCTTGGTTCCGATCTGGATAGTGCAATTAAGGAGACGACTTGGTGCCGTAAATGGGCGATCTACACTGGGAAGGACTACCTGACTGCTTGGATTGCTTGCATGTTTCGGGAGCCATTCGAGCCACTCCCATATCTGTTCTTCTACGGCCCACAGAACAGCGGTAAATCTGTCCTTCACGAGGCAATCGCTTTGTTAGTGACTGGTGGCATCGTCAAAGCTGACACAGCTATAACTAGCCAAGGCGATTTCAATGGCGAGTTAGCGAACGGTGTTCTCGCAGTGATTGACGAAAAGAACATCGCACGGGCCGGGGCGGCTGTCTACAACAAGCTCAAGGAATGGGTTACGAGTCTAAATATCAGTATTCATCGTAAAGGTATGGAGGTTTTCCAGCAGCGGAACAGCTTGCACTTCATCCAACTTGCTAATGAGCGAGATGCCTGCCCTGTTATCCCTGGAGACACGCGCATTGTCTGTGCTAGTGTGGAGCCGTTGATTGAGGAAATTCCCAAGCGACTACTGTTAAAGAAGTGTGAGGAGGAAGCCACCCACTTTATGAAAACCCTGATGACTGTTCCTATGCCAGAATCACTGACTCGTCTTCGATTGCCTGTAATTGAGACTGGCACTAAAGAGACTCTCATGGAGATGCATAGAAGCCCACTTGAAGGGTTCATTAAGGAGCATTGTTTTGTCAGGGACGGACGCCACATCACACTCAAGGACTTCTATGATAGATTTCAATCCACACTGTCAGCATATGAGAAGACAGTTTGGTCAAAGGGTAAGATTCGACAGAATCTACCAGAGCTTTTCCCAGTCGGAAACTACTCTGGGAATAAGGTGTGTATCGGTAACATGAGCTTCGAGGATACGTCAGTACCAGAGAATGGACCTAAGTTCATTGTCAGTGGCGGCGGGAAGCTTCAAGTAATTCAAAAAGGAGAGACTAAGTGAGTAAGCAATTAGATATGGCAGTAGGGGATGTGAACAGCGACAAGAAGGGTTCCGGTGCAAGGGCTAACAAAGGCAAGGTGGCTATGTCGCTTGTTCCGTATCATCTCTTAGCTGGTGCAGCCCGTGTGTTCATGGGTGGTAAGCTCAAGTATAAGGAGTGGAACTGGGCGAAAGCGATGGCGTGGAGTGTTCCTCTGGATTGTGTTTTCCGTCATCTGAGTAAATGGTGGTGGCTCGGCGAGGATATCGACGAAGAATCAGGTGAGCATCACTTGGATTGTGTAATATGCAATCTACTGATGCTTCGACACTATGTCAATACTTACAAGGAAGGCGATGATCGGCCCCCACAAGACGTTACACATTTCGCGGAAGCTTTTGATGATTTCGTCAAGACCTTCGATGAAGAGGACTTCTTGAACCGTAACCCTGAGATAAAGGAGAAGGTCGATGCCGAGTGAGGACTTCACTAAGAAGAAAGAAGCGACAAGAAAGTTGCTAGGAGCCGCTCTCTGCGACCTCGTTGCCTACATTGGCTCGGCGAAGGAGTCGTTTGTCATTGGCGGCCAGTATCCTAATGATCGGCTCATCAAAGTCTTCAGAGAGTGGCTGAATGAGCGGCGATTTGATATCGAAGGATCATCTGATCTGGGGAAGGTCTGGTTGGATGCCGGTAAGCAGGGGATCTTCTGTCCGAAGGAAGGTCTGCCGCCCTTGACTCCCAAGGCCCCTAAGAAGCCCCGCAAGCCTCCTGTGAGTCCTCCAGTGGACGATAGCGAGCCTGACGATGGGTATTTTAAGGAAGACTCGTGGAAGCCAGAGGAAGACAGGAAGGATCATTGGACTGACGAGGGTGAGGACTGGAAAGACGATGGGTGGAAGAAAGATGGAGACCAGGATAAGGGAGGACGGGATGAAGAAGATACCACTCTCTCAGGGTAAATTCGCCATTGTTGACGACGAGGACTATGAGTTCCTGAATCAATGGAATTGGTATTACGATAGAGGATATGCTCAACGCAATGCCCTTCGACCAGATCGGGGGTTAATACGGATGCATCGAGTAATTCTTGACCGGATGGGCTTTAAGGATTTTGAGGTGCCAGATCACATCAACAGGAATGGAATAGATAACAGAAAACTCAATCTCCGTCCGGCGACACAATTCCAGAATCGCTACAACCACAGTAGTCGAAGTAACAACACATCAGGATACGTTGGTGTTTGCTGGGATAAACAACGTAAAAAATGGCGTGCTCGTATGGTAATAAATAAGAAAGAACTATGTTTAGGCCACTATAAAGACAAGAAAGAAGCCGCCCTCGCTTACAACGAGGCGGCCAAGAAATATCACGGTGAATTCGCAGTTTTGAATGAGGTAACATAATGACAAAGAAGCCAGATATCCCGACCGTCCCTCAAAGCCTTATCAATCTGAATGGTAATCTGCTTTGTGCTGTGGATGTTGAGACAACAGGGCGACTAGCGGGCTACCATGAAGTAATTCAGATTGCCATCCAGCCACTAACCAGTGAGATCAAACCCGTTCCAAATCTCAATCCATTCTACATGAACATCGCTCCTAAATACCCTGAGCGGGCTGAAGGTACGGCTACAATGGTTCATGGCCTTAACATTGATGATCTAGTTGCCGACGCCCCCGATCAATGGAAAGCTGCCGACTTACTAGATGAATGGTTCGTGAAGTTAAATCTCCCGTACAAGAAGCAACTCATACCTCTTGCACATAATTTCCCATTTGAGCGAGGCTTCCTAACCCACTGGCTTGGGATGGAAACATACCAGCAGCTATGGCATTTCCACCCTAGAGACACGATGCTGTTTGCAATCGCTATCAATGATACTTGTGCCTACCACGGGAAAGATATTGCTTTCAATTACGTTGGGCTTGGCTCAATGTGCTCGAAGTTTGGCATCGAAATAGAAAACGCTCACGACGCCTTGTGCGATGCGCGAGCGGAAGGGGAATTGTATCGACGTATGCTTCAAGCGTTCGGGGGTTAACATTTCTTGTCAACACAGCGTCTCAGTTTTCTCTTCCCTGATCGTGGCACCTTCTTAATGCCGCGATTGATGGGAGGTCTCTTTACCTTCTTCTTCCTGTTCCTACCACTACAACATCCCATAACCTTCCCTCCTCTATAAATAGCAGGTCGCTCGACTATCGCGCTTTTCGCTTGCCGAAACTAAGCTATCTTGCGACCGTGCTTTGATTACCAAAATGATTGAGGGCAGTGCTCGGTTTTCATTTTGATCTTGTTGAGCAGAGCGATCCCTTTTGCTTTTACCTTACAGCCGCACCCTTTGCATCGCTGTGAATCTGGATCATGCCAATCACACTTCGAGCAGAATTTCTCGTGAATCTGCTTCACTTCTTCTGGCTTGCGAATTGGTCGATCTGCCGCGATCCATCGCTTGACTGCTTTCCAATAGTTGTCGATCATCTCCCCTGCTCCAGGGAAGGTGGGGATTGCTTCGTCCCCGAGACGCTCTTTAATCGCCTCTGGGATTGGCACGTTGTCCTTGACAACTCTGTCGTTCAGTTCGCCGCCAATCTTAGCTGTATCAGCTTGGCACTGTTGGCACTCCTCGCAGCTTACTTTCTTAGCCCGCCTGATCGTGCAATAAGCATTGATCTTCAAGTCTCCTTGTGGCGTCCGTTGATTCATCATCTGCCGATAGTAGCATCGGCCCCACTCATTGACGAACCACCAACTCTCCAACCCCTCATCTGACTTTCGCTGATACCCTTCTGGGGCTGGTGGTTGCTCGACTCCTTTTTTGTATGGGTAGATGATATTGTCGTTTTCACCAAAGTAGGGCTCTGGCCACGTAGGCTTCATAGGGGGATTCTCTCTGCAAGCTGGGGCGATCTTCAAGAGTGGGCGTCGTAGTGAACAACCAGCACAATCAGGCTTGCTCACATCACTCTTGTACTTGCTGACAAGACCATTAGCACAGCGGAAGACTTCTTGTCTACTGCCATCCTTGCCTTTGATAACTACACGCCGACGTTTTTGACACGGCAAATCTTTCATTTCCACCTCCCCATTGGGCAGCTTATAGAGGGGCTCTTCATCAACGTTTTGATTTGGATCGCATTGTCGCACCGCAACTGCTTGCACATGTGATCCGTCGCATCATAGCTTAGGCATTCTTTACAGTGCGTCTCAAACAACTGGTTAATCAGTTCGTCTGAGCGCCCATCTGGTTCGATGCCAAAAACATCATCCCTCAATGAGTCAGCTAACTCATCAGAATCTCCAACGGGGAGCCTGTGAGGACACTCCTTGCAAAGATCGGTGTTAATAGAGCCTAGATATCTAGCACTCTTTGGTTGCTCACATCTTGAGATATGAACATTGAGATTCACCGCAAACATAACACTCTGCCATTCACAATCTCGTTTTATCATTTTCTCTCTCCCACATTGTTATGCTGGCGAAGGTGCAAACGGTTCACCTTGATTTGGATCACTTGGATCTCCAGGAAGGGGTCCACATATATCCCAAGGTGCTGATGGGTCTGCAACGACCTTCGGTGAGCCTACTTGGTAAGGGAATGTGCCACCGACACAGTAGCCGCAACCCTCTTGCAACGCCTGGATCTCTTTCCGCTTATTTTGAATGAACATCGAAGCAGAGAACGCGGCGCCGAAAGTATGACACATACTAGAGAAGGTACTTGTGCAAACATTACCACAACCCACCCGCCTGCACGGACCCCCGGCACAACCACCCAAGATTCTACCAGAAGTCGTACTAATGACATAAACATACGTCACATAGATCTCATACAGGCAGCCAGCACCATACACAGGGAGGCCACATATCCTACGAGGCTTCTTCTTGTCATCAGTCTTGTTCGGGGCCGGGCTCTGCTGGTTCTCAGCAAGGCTGCTGCGCGTGTTTCTGGCCAGCTTCAGAGCCGTGAACGCGGGATCATCTTCCTCTACATCCACTACATCTGATACCTCACAAGTAATGGTCGGGGCAGTATCGTCTAAATCAGAAGGATGCTGGTCCCCAGCCGATTCAATGACGGCAGGGGCATCGCCAGAGTCAACATAACCACTACGAAGTATATGACCTATTGGGGGCGTCACTTCAAAGTCGTACCCGGCACCTGCATATTGCTCTTCTTCTGTCTGCGGGAATCGAACTGCTGCATCCTGGTAGGCAGGCCAAGCTAAGATGTACTCTTCGTCTGTACCTGCAAGCACCGGTGTCCAACATTCAAAGTGGATGGTATTGCTATCAGGACTATACGTTGAGGACTCGATAACCACCTTAATTGGAGTCGAAGAAAACTGTGCCACATTCAGCGTGATGCAATCGAATATGTCCAAATCTAAGTGAGTCAACGGTGTATCGAATTCTACTCGCTTCCAGGTGTTAGCCCGGCGAATTAGCCAGAACGTAGCTGATTTCAGGATTGTGTCAAACGTGTTCTGACTGAAGTAGTCCCAACTCTCCTCCGCGATACCATACTTAGAGACGTTGTGCTTCAGGATGACCTTTAGATCAACCTCATCGCTGGCTTCTACGCCTGCTTCCGTCTTCTGCCAATCAATGACATGCTTTGTGGCCACGTCCTCTGTCTCCGTTAAGAAGATCGCGAAGGTATTGGAGAGAATATCACTCTCTGTGAGTGTACGAACAGAAGATGGTTCTTCAGATAGATACTTGATGAACATTACACCATTGCGGATGTACACCGCGCACCTGCTCTGATAAGCAATGTCGTGGACTAAGTCAAGGATGTTCTTCCGGTCCTTGACCCAGAAGTTACAAGGGTAGTTGGCCAGCTTAGTCTTAACGTCATTGAAAGATGTTGTGTCCCAAGTGAGACTTGTGTACTTGTCCAACAGCCATTCAATTGTATCGACCGGATTAGGTCCTTCATCTGACGTGAAGGATACATAGATGTCATCGCTCCAGTCTGAATCGTAGAGAGAAAGCCTCTTGTCAAAGCCTATCTCCATGACAGTATAGCCTTCGTAGTCTGTTTCATAGACTGTGTAGTATTCTGACGGGACTTCCATTAGGAGGCTTCGACCAGTGGGCTGCTGTCTGTAAGAAGCCACACTATCGACTGTTCCAGGTATGAGACTCACGATGTAAAGAATCTCAGCCTCACCCTCCATAAATACCTCGGAGCCTGCGGGTTTCCAAACAAAGCTCGCAGCTTCCATATCCTCGTAAGCTCGCCACGACGCTGACGAGCCGCCTACCGGTGTTTGCCGGAATACGCCGCTCTCAGGCTCGCAGTCGGCCAAGGTCTCTTGCGGGAACTCGTTACGATACCATGCTGTCCCTGAAGCGCTCACGTCCCAATTGTTATCCCATCTCGACGCAGCGATACTGTAAGAATGGTCTGCAATGCGTTCGCACTCATCTTCTTCCCAGTCAGCCAGGTCTGGATGCTCTCTACTTGTAATGGTGAAAGTTTCACCGCTGAAACTACCCTCCAATAGAGCACCATCTACATTAAGTTTGATCGTTTGATCTTGAGGAAAGTTGTCACCGCCGCGAATAGTTATGGGGTTGTGCTCATACGATAACTCCTGCTCAAGGCGATCCAGTAGGCCACAGAGTGTCTCAAAACGATCATCCACACAGTTAGGATCTGGGCCATAATCCATCGCGGTGTTGGTTTGGTAAGTGTCGTCAGAGCCGGGGGTGATAAGTGTGACTTCACCAATTGCGATAGACGGACATTGGATGTAGCGGGCTTGACAGATACGAGTATGAAGTGTGAAGTCGTGCCAACCTTCACCACCAAGCAGGTAACCCTTGCGGGGCGACCGGACTTGGACGGCTTGCATATTGCACACTTGCCCGAAAATAAGTGGCCATACCTTTCCCAAGGCATCGTCTGGAATGTTAGGGAAGTCACCTTCCTCCATTGAGAAGGCAACTTCAGCATCTTCTGTGTGCGTCAAGACGGTGAACGACAGTTGCCGCTCGCCCTCGTTCCAAACTACAGGGCTGTTAATCTCGCCCTGAAAAATCAGGAACTTGTAGGCGAAGTTCAGACCGCGAAAATGGTGATAGACTTTTACTGGTCGTTTATGGATATCATGATTATTGAAGATCCACTTTAACTGGCCGTCTACATCATCTAAAGTGACATTGATTGATTGAGAATCGCCAGATCCAGATACCATCAACGCGGTATCAAAGCCACTTACTTGAATGATTGTTGGGTAGGGATAATCCCCGCCATCAATTTTCTGGTCTGAGTACAGAACTTCTTGGCTGTTCTCTGTCCAGTTGACGCCGAGAACTAGGATAGGCTCTGTCGCATAGTTCTTTTGCAGATAGGTTAATGTTTGGGGTGCAACTTCTCTCATCACTCGGTCTCCTCGAATTCGAGGGTTACTGTCATGGTCTCTCCACCAGGAAACGGTTCTGCTTTTGTGTCGGCCGCAAGTTCAAATGGGTTGTTTTGCAAGTAAGCAAGCCATTGAGTACCATCATGGTCAGTGAGGCGGATTGGAGTGGCATAATAGACCTTGAGAAAAGCTCGCAATTCTAATCCCTTATGCCTCGCGATTTCAAAATCGAAATGCAATCGTTTCCTACCACCTCTTTGCTTAACGTAGGTATATGCAACACCATTCATACTTCGTAGAGTAGTCACCGAGGCTGCAACTTCTAGTGAATCTCCCCAGTTCGGGCTAGGGAGAATCAGCGTCGTTTGGTAACCAGGATAAGGGGCTTCTAACTTGAACATATTGACCTATGCCTTAATGTAAGATGCGGATTGAATCAACTCTATCTCGTCAGTGAAGCCGCGAGTATAGTCCACATCTATTCCTAGTTCATCTGTTAAACTCATAGAGGTACTGGGAATGAAGCTGTCTACTAATACGCCCTCAAATTCAAATGTTATCGTCCAATTACCTTTCCCATCATGGACGGCCGCCTCATTTGGCGTTGTCACAACCCCAATCCATTCACGTCCTTCCCAGTCTGACATACCTATTTCTTCGCCCACGTATGAAACAAAGAAGTCATGTAGGTCATCTACTTCTGCCTTCAATAAACCAACAAATGTGACGATAACAGTTTGTACTTGTGGCCAAGTTGGATCGGCGAAAACAGTCAACTGCCCACCACGGGTCTCTCGACTAATCCTGTTAAATGCAACACGATCAATATTGTCTAGTTCTGGTGCCCGTAATTCTACCGTCGCAGTTGGAGAGGCTAGTGCCGGATAAGATAGCCTGAAGCGGGTCGTAGTGGGATCGTTCTGTACTATCGGTAAATCACTAGAAGGTGGCGATGGAGAGTTGGTGATTGTGTTCTCACCGATGAAGGGCGTATATTGCTTCCTCCCACACGCACTGTCAATGTAGTATGTTAGAGCATGTCCAATGGCAGTGTTGGTGTCAACTGAGCGTAGGAAAGTAGCATTGATAACCACCGTATGGTCAATTCCCATATCTTCGGGCGGTATTGTATGACCTTTCCCATTTGCAACTGTCTGGACTAAACCCAGGGGATCTGTTGGTGTGTGACTTCGATACGCTTCATGCGTCAAAGTCATCACATTGTTAAGTGAGTATGGGTACGCTATGTTTATGACTTCCGCAAGATCAAGCGTATGGCCAATCTCAATTGGTGCCCACGGAGTACCCAGGAAGGAAGTAGCCTCCTGACTTAGGATAGAGAGATATGTAGTTATGTAGTGATATTTCGGACCTAGCCAGTCAAGTTGATCGGTGAGACCGAGATCTTGAGAAAGCCAGTAATTATGACCACCTACATCTACTTGCTGGGTGAAGCTAATCGTTGAAGACAGCGGGAAGAAATCTTGCAGAATAAGATTGTCAATGATAGCTTGCGTCAAGCTCATTGTGTTAGAGGCAGAGGCAGGAATTGCTCGACTTGCCACTGATGTGAAGTTCAGAGTATCATCTACAGATTCTTCAAAGACTTGAGCCAATGCTTCTACAACATTTTGACTAAGACTCATTACACTGGAGGCACTTTCCACACGCTCAGTCCCAGCAGTGGAGACATTTTGTGTGAAGCTGATAGCGTCAGCAACGTTCTCCTGATGGGCTGCGAACGATAAAACCAGTACTTCAATGTACTGCCTAGTGACGCGGATCTTGCCGTCACCAGCGGCTAGAACTTCGCCGTATTGACGGGTGACGCGAAGCTCTCCAGCACCATCAGCGGCGACTTCACCATACTGTCTAGTTACTCGTAAAGCCATTTAACCAACCTTTATGCCAAATTTAGCAGCATTGAGTCCTGATTCAGTCCATTTAACCGCTGTGTCAGGATCGGTTCCTTCTACTCGCACCCTGGTTCGATACCCCGGTGACGCGATTACTTGGGCCGAATCATCATACTGATTGCCACCTGATTCAATGGGCGTTTTAATCGAATATGAGTCCGCGTCCGTTTCTCTACACTCTGTGCAAATCTGAATGCCAAGGATATTACTAAAGCCGGCTATATCCTCATAGTCAAAGAGATCGGTTGTGTTGGCTGTGGTTTCTTCAAGATAGGCTGTATCATCATCTGTTACTGTGCCACTAACATTCTCATAGTGGTTTACGGATGGTGTAGAGGTAGTCCAGTTCGCAGTATCATCTCCATCTGGATCAATTCTTACAACTTTGCAGACGCCAAGAAAATCATTGTTAATTGAGCCACTACCATCACAGACGTACCAATCATCAAAGAGAGGGGCGCGAGCAGCAGTTGTACCGAGCAAACAAACATCGTGATAATTGTGAGTCCCAGCTTGTGTATCAACTCCTGTAGCACTTAAAACAGTGACGCCATCTACTTTGATTTCATACTCGCCATTAGTAGCATGGCACTTAATCTTCATCTGAACATTATACCAAGTTGATAGACTGATTCCCAGTCCTGATGTTGTGTCTGCGAGTACGCCACCTAGATATAATTCGAGCTCGCTAACATTATGTTTCTTTCGTATCTCTACGCTACGGGTGCTACCATCATGGAAAACAAGGATAGGAGTGTACCTAACATGATTGCAATACCAATTAACTCCTGAAATCATTGTATCGTGTGTCGTAAGCGCAGGGGTGAAGAGTTGGTTGTTAGTACCACCAAAATAAATGGCCATACCACCATACCTTCCAGCTTGGGTCAGCATGGTGTTAGTAGCCTGAGTCAGGGCATACTTACGCTCCATAACACCTGTGGGAGCGGGGGTACCACCTAGGGTCTCGCCATAACCTTCAAAGCCATCAATCCAAAGTAGAGCCATTTAATTCACCTTTACACCAAATTTAGCTGCATTCAAATTTGTTGCTGTCCAAAGACTTGAGGTATCAGGGTCAACGCCAGCCACTCGACGCTTAGTGACATAACTCTCTGTTCCAATAGACTGGGCTGAATCATCATATTGATTTCCTCCAGACTCAATAGGAGTTATGATTGAGAACGCGTTGGCATCAGTATCGCGACACTCGGTACTAAGTTGCACACCCTGAATAGTTCCTAGACTTGATACATCTTCGTAATCAAAGAGATCAAGCGTAGTCGATACAGATTCTTCAAGATAGGATGTATCATCGTCCGTCTCAGTCTCGTCCACATTTTCATAATGATTTGCAGAAGGAGTAGAAGTGCCCCAATTCGCCGTGTCATCTCCATCTGGGTCAATTCGTATGATCTTGCAGTCGCCGAGAAAATCATTATGAGTCGCTCCACTACCGTCACAAACATACCAATCATCATATTGGCAAAGTCGACTAACATTTTGAGGACGAAATGACATGATGTCGTGATAGTTATTTGAGCCTTCTTTCGTATCAACGCCAGTAGCACTGAGGACAGTTTTACCGTTTACTCTTACTTCATACTCGCCGGCCGAGTCATGGCACTTAATCTTCATTTCTACAAAATACCAAGCTGATTGATGAAGATTTAGACCGGCCGTCGCGTCCAGAACTGTCGCGCCCCGTACAATTTCCAATTCTGTTGTGCCAGACTTTTTCCGCACCCACATCCCGTAAGTAGCTCCATCCTTAAAACTAAGAATAGCACAATCCGAAGTAGTGTTAACTTTCCAACCACAGCCAGAAATCATTGTGTCATGTGTTGTAAGGGCGGGGGTTTCTAAGTAACAACTGCTATTTGCATAATAGAGACTTGCATTACCATATCTACCAGTCCTAAGACGCATGAGGTTCTCAACAGTTACAGCCCCATACTTGCGCGCCATTACGCCAGCGGGCGCAGGGGCGGCCTCTAGGGTTTCGCCATAACCTTCAAAGCCTTCAAGCCATAATAGAGCCATTTAACCAACCTTTGTACCAAATTTCGCGGCATTTAACCCGGACATTGTCCACAAACTTGAAGTATCAGGATCAGTACCAGCCACTCTCGCAATGGTAATATAGCCAGGGGTTCCTACCACTTGTGCTGAATCATCATATTGGTTGCCACCTGATTCAATAGGGGTTATCAGTGAGTGTGAAGTGGCGTCACTTTCACGACATTGAGTACAAATCTGAACTCCATAGATATCACCCAAGCTTGCTACCGCTTCATAATCGAAGAGATCAAGTGTACTGGATGCGGTTTCTTCAATATACGATGTATCCTCATCCCCTGATACTTCGCTAATATTCTCATAGTGATTTGCAGAAGGGGTAGAAGTACTCCAATTTGCAGTGTCATCTCCATCGGGGTCAATTCTTATGATCTTGCAATCGCCAAGGAAATCATTGTTGATTGAGCCACTACCATCACAAATATACCAATCATCATACATTGGCGCTTCAGAGGCAACGGGGCGAAAACTGAAGGCAGTATGATAATCGTTAGCTCCTTCTTTTGTGTCAACACCAGTGGCACTGAGGACGGTTACACCTCCCACTCTGACTTCATATTCGCCGGCACTATTATGGCATTTGACCTTCATCTCAATCCAATGCCAAGCTGAAGTGCCAATACATAGACCACTTGTTGTGTCTATAAGTGTACTGCCACGGATAAGTTCCAACTCCCCTGATTCCTGTTTGACGCGTAACCCCATACCATACGTGGAACCATCAACAAAAGTCATAATGAGACAGTTATCTGTTGTGGCTCGGTAGAAGCCGCAGCCAGCGATCATTGTGTCGTGCGTTGTAAGATGTGGAGTGCGAATTTCATTTGTACTACTACCAAAATAGATGGCCATGCCGCCGTGTCTTCCAGCCCTTGTCAGCATAGTAGCCGTAGCGACAGCTGGGCAGTATTTACCCTCTAGCACTCCTGAAGGGAGCGGGGTGCTATCTATGGTCTCGCCATAGCCTTCAAAGCCGTCAAGCCATAATAAAGCCATTGTGTTGTACTCCAACAACTTGAAGCTGAAGAAAACATCTGGACGTGGGCGAAATGTCCACGCCCAGATGACCGAGGGAGAGAGATCCCTATTAACCACTAACAGTGTAAGTGATCTTCAAAGTATCGCCACTAGAAACGGAAACAGTCGAGCTAAACGCTGCTGTTGACCATAAGCTCCCTGAAGTACCACTTTTCACGTTGTCGTCCGTGATGAAGATACCCTTCAATGTTGCGCTACCGTTGATACTGAAATCAACTGTGCTGGCATTCGTACTCTGACGGGCCGCAGCCGCTCCAACAGTCCATTGAGGACGAGTAGCCTGTGAGTAAACTGTGCTCTCACTCC